GATTGGATTTTTTTTAGACATCTTCATTGCTATCTACAGAAGTAAAAGAAGGAACGGGTCCAAGCAAAAAACCTTTTTCGTGATAATCAATCATTTTTTGAACTTCTTCTGGCTCAGCAACTGATTTTGATATTAGCACTAACAGGTCGTATATCCTGTGCAACATAATATAATTAACCATTGGAAGGTTATCTTCTAAGTTTTGAGAAGGCTCTTTTTCTTCATTCATTAGGTCTACCTATGTCTAGCCAAAATATTTCTCGACCCATAGAGTCTGTTTCTTTTATTTGACCACCGTCAGTCGGAACTTCTTGATTTAACAAGTTTTTCAATAGACTCATAACGGTTACTCCCAATTGTTGTTTTGTAACTGCAAGAAAGGCAGTATAAATATATTCTATCATTTAAATCTACATTAGGCATAAGAAAGCCTTGATCCATAGGACATTCAAGTCTAGGAACAAGGCCTTCTTCCGATAGGGCTATATATTTAGATACGATTTGTATCTTTTTCAATATGGCTCCTTATTGTTTAGGGAAATCTTTTACAATATCCTGGGCTTTGCCTGTCGAAGCAGACCATGATGACCAATCTTTACCGCCCTTAGTCATAAAATACGTTATCTCTGCGTTTGTTACTGGATCAAATAATTCCTTATTTGAAACTAAATTAAATTTTTCTAATCTGTCTACGCCAAGTTTCCCTAGCATATTGATTTGAAAAATTCCGTAAGATTTATCTCCAGTCGATTTGTTGTCGTTTAGAGCAAGCGGTCTTCCGTTTGATTCTACCCTTGCAACAGACCAAGCTGTTTTTAAACCAGCTCCTTCAAATCCAACAGCCCACAGCAAATCTTTTAAATCTTCTGGGGCAAGCATTTGAGAGTGCTTATAAGTTTCATTGCTGAACTTATCTAGTATTTCTCTTTTTAGTTGTTTTTCAGTTTTTTGTATTTCTACAGTTAAAGCTTGAGAAGCCGTAGGCCCTGGTTGGACGGAAAATAAAAATAGTACTACTACTCCTATTGCCATCCAGTTATGGACTACATCACTCAAACGTTCTTTAATTTTCTCCATTGGCATTCCTCCTTTAGAGATAACGAACTATAATAATACCATTAGAAACAAGAATAAGTCAATCTAGTCAACTAGTATTTTTTTGTGTAAAGTAATGATTTAGCGTTTATATATAACTATTTAAGTTATTAAACATTGTTTTGGTTGAGTAATAATAATTTTTTAAAAAACTTATAAACACTTCTTTTTATAAATAAAGTTTGATACACTTAGACCTCATCCAAAAATAATCAAACGCTAAGCGAAGAAAAAGGTATATATGTCAAAAATTATTGAAAACCCATATGAAAATTTTATTGCATTGTCTCGTTATGCAAGATGGATCTCAGAAGAAAACCGTCGTGAGACATGGGCAGAAACAGTAGATAGATATTTTGACTACATGATAAAGTATCTTAAAGACAACAATGGCTACGTCCCAGAACCAAATTTATTAAAAGAATTAAAAGAATCTGTTTACAATCGTGACGTAATGCCATCAATGAGATCTGTAATGACAGCAGGACCTGCTTTAGATAGAGATCATGTTGCAGGATACAATTGTTCTTTTATACCAGTAGATTCTCCACGATCATTTGACGAAACAATGTATATACTTATGTGTGGAACGGGAGTAGGATTTTCCGTTGAGTATAAATACATTAATAAGCTTCCAGCGATTCCAGAATCTTTTGAAAAGTCTACAACAGTAATTATTGTTGAAGATTCTAAGTCTGGTTGGGCAAAAGCGTTTCGTGAATTGCTTGCACTTCTTTGGTCTGGTCAAGTTCCTTCAATTGATGTAAGCAAACTTCGTCCCGCTGGCGCAAGACTTAAGACTATGGGTGGTAGGTCATCAGGACCACAGCCATTAGTTAACTTGTTTGATTTTACAATTGCAAAATTTAAATCTGCAGCAGGTAGATCATTTAAACCAATTGAGGCACATGACATTATGTGTAAGATTGGAGAAATTGTAGTAGTTGGTGGAGTTAGAAGGTCTGCATTAATTTCTCTTTCTAATATTAATGATATTGAAATGGCACAAGCAAAAACTGGTAATTGGTGGGAGCATAATGGACAACGTGCTCTTTCAAATAACTCTGTTGCGTATTCTCGTAAACCAGAGATGGAACAATTTATTGCAGAATGGAAATCCTTATATGATTCAAAATCAGGAGAACGAGGTATATACAATGTGGCCGCAGCTCAAGCCCAGGCAGCCAAGTATGGAAGAAGAGATCCAGATATACACTACGGAACTAACCCTTGTTCAGAAATTATTTTACGTCCTTATCAGTTTTGTAATCTTTCAGAAGTCGTACTACGTGAAAAAGATACAAAAAAAGATATTGAGCGTAAAGTAGAACTAGCAACAATTCTTGGAACATGGCAGTCTACTCTTACTAATTTTAAGTACCTTCGTAAAATTTGGAAAGATAACACAGAAGAGGAAAGATTACTAGGGGTATCTCTGACTGGACAATTTGGTCATCAGTTTATGTCTGGAAAAGAAGACTTAGTGTCTTTAGAAGCATTCTTAATGACTCTTAGAGAGAAAGCTAGAGAGACAAATAAAAAAGAGGCAGGAAATCTTGGAATTCCAGAGTCTGCTGCTATTACATGCGTAAAGCCCTCTGGAACAGTGTCTCAACTAGTTGGAGTATCTTCAGGAATGCATGCTTGGCATTCTCCGTATTACATTAGAACAGTTCGTGGCTCAAAAGGAGATCCAATATCTACATTTTTAAAAGAAGTTGGAATTCCAGTAGAGGATGACGTTATGAAGCCAAACGACACCTATGTATTTTCGTTTCCAATAAAAGCTCCAGATGGGGCTGTGGTTAGAAAAGATTTGACGGCAATTGAACACTTAAATATTTGGTTAGTTTACCAACGTGCATGGTGTGAGCATAAGCCATCTATCACAGTTTCAGTAAAAGAAGATGAATGGATGGAAGTAGGAGCTTGGGTATATAAAAACTTTGATGAAGTCTCTGGAATATCATTCTTGCCTATGTCCGATCACTCATACAAGCAGGCTCCATACCAAGAAGTTTCTAAATTAGAATATGAAGAACTAGTTTCAAAAATGCCTAAAGAAATTAGATGGGCGGACTTATATTTTTACGAAACAGAAGACGGAACATCTACAAATGCCACCCTTGCCTGTAGTTCAGATGGCAATTGCGAACTAGTAGACATTTCTTCATAAATATTGTAAAATAAACAACTTAACAAAGGAGTAGTATGAAAAAAGTTTTATCTATTCTAGTAGCCTGCGGTTTAGTTTTTGCAGGGTATTCAATTATTCAAAAAGAAAACAAGGAATGTATTAATGTTTTTGTAGACTATCCAGGAGACGCCGTGGATGCAACACATTGTGTTAATTCAGATTTTCAAGCAAACGCATTAGATGTTTTATTAAAAGCTGGATATAAAATAGAAGGCACAAGAAAGTATGGAGATGCAGTAGTTTGTAGAGTAAATGGTTTTCCAGATAAGTCTGTTGAAAGTTGTGAATCTATGCCTCCAGCAGAAGCATACTGGGCAGTTCTTGTAAAAAAGAAACAAGAAATTCCTTTTCCTAAAAATGAATGGGGATGGGCTCAAAAAGGAATAAATGAAACTTACCTAAAGCCAGGAGATCACCTTGGACTAGTGTTTGCAGATAACGGGGAGATTAAGTTCCCATCATGAAGTTAATGATTCGCCCAGTAAAAAGAAACATTTTGCCGAATACTAAACAAAAGTCTTACTCTGGGCCTATCATTCAGATCTTTTTAAATTTAACCGCTCTCTATATTGCAAATGAAATTACAGTAGATGTATGGAGATCCCTGACTGGGCACTAGGTAGGTTTGTCAATATTTATTTATGGTAGTATAATGTAATTGGGGTAAAACCCAAAATTCCTGGGCGCAATGCTCAGAAATAGGAGGATCTAAATGAAAAAAGATCTTAAACAGAATGGACTATTAGAAATGCAAGAAAAAATTCTAGCAGCACTAGCAAGTTATGGTCGCCACTTTTTAGGTGCGGCAATTGCCTTGTACATGACAGGGAACACAAACCCTAAAGACCTTTTGATGGGCGGAATCGCAGCTTGTGCACCCGTTATTTTGAAAGCCTTAAATCCAAATGAACTAGCTTTTGGATTTACCAAGAAATAAATCTTACTCGATTAGGATAGCTCCTGTGCTAAAATTGGCATAGGAGTTTTCCTATTTAGGAGTACTAGCAAATGGCAGGACAAAAAAATTGGGAAGTGGATCAAAACACAACCCACACGTTTGAAGCAATTTATCAAGATCAAGATGGAAATCCCATAGATCTAACTGGCGCTTCTGCAAAAATGCAAGTCCGTGATTTAAAAGGCGGAACTAAATTAGCTTTTACCCTAACATCGCCATCTGGCGGAATTGTAATAGACCCCACTAACGGTAAACTAACAATTAAGATGACACCAACACAAACAAGTAAGTTATTTTATCCAAAGTCATCATATGACATAATGGTTACAGATAGCAATTCAAATAAAATAAAACTACTTGAAGGCTTTATATCTCTTAGCAGATCGGTAACCATCTGATGGCAGAGCAAGTATTTATATCAGGAGTAAAAAATCAAGTAGTTGTTAATTCCCCAGGACCACAAGGACCTGCTGGAAGAACAATATTAAATGGCTCTGGAGCACCTTCAAACAATTTGGGTATGACTGGAGATTTCTATTATGATATTGTTACAACAAAATTCTATGGACCAAAACTTAATGATTTGTCTTGGAGCAATGCTCAACAGATAACATTAGTTCAGACTCCAGGAGAATTTGCTTTTTCTAGCTCTTGGTCTTTACAAAATCTTGTTTTATCAGCAGGAGTGTATTCTATAGAAATAACACACAATCTTGGATTTAGCCCAAACGTAACAGTAAAAGCTAGTTCAGGAGATATCTTAGAAACTGAAGTAGATTACAACAGTTTAAATAAAATAACGCTGAGAATGGCTCAACCATTTTCAGGGACAGCATATCTGTCATAAAGGAGAAACAAAATGGCAAGACAATTTGTAGTAAATCTTGATCTAAATAAAAATGAACTTTTAAATGCTAGAGTTCAAAATTTAGCAAGCGCACCATCGTCACCAGTATCAGGACAGATTTATTTTAATACATCAAATAATATTTTATACTTTTTTGATGGAACAAACTGGATCTCAACTTCTGGCTCATTAGAAGTAATTCAAGACGCAATTGGTCAATATGTAGTTGGAGGCCAATCACTAACTGCTACATACGACGATTCATCTGGAACTACAACAATAGACCTAGATAATACCGCTGTTACAGCTGGTACATACGGTTCAATTACCAAGGTACCAACATTTACTGTTGATCAGCAAGGAAGAATAACAGCAGCAAGCGATACCAATTTAGTCATCCCGCTAGATACTCAAACAACAGGAGATTATGTAGCAACTATCGTTGGAACAGCAAACGAAGTTACTGTTTCCCCAAATAGTGGACACACATCCGCAGTAACAATTGGATTGCCAGACAACGTAGAGATTACTGGAAATCTGCAAGTTGGCGGAAACCTAAATGTTATTGGAACTGTTAATTCTGTAAACACAACACAGATTAATATTGAAGATAACAAGGTAAAACTTAACAGTAATGCAACAGGAGCACCAACTGTAGATGCTGGAATCGTTGTAGAAAGAGGAAGTGCCCCAGACGCAGAAATTCTTTGGGACGAAACCGCAGATCAATGGAAACTTGGTAGCACTGGATCACCTTACCATGCAATTGCAAGAAAATACTCAGAAACAATTGGAGATGGATTATCAACTGTTTTTCAAGTATCTCATTTCTTAAATACAAGAGACATAGCAGTTACTGTTTATGACATATCAAGTAAAGAAGAAGTTATTGTAGATACAACACACTCAACTTTAGATATAGTTTCAATAGGATTTGCTGTAGCACCTACGGCTAGCCAATATAGAGTTGTCGTAGTAGGCTAAAATGTCTAAAAAGGTTAAATCTTTATTAAACATAGTTTCTCTTGCTTCCGACCCACAGGGAAGCATGGGAGACTTGTTTTTTAATTTAACTGACAGAGCCTTAAAGATACATGATGGAAATGGGTGGGTTTCTTTAACAAGAGATCTGTCTTTTTTGCCACACACACATGACTATGATGGTAACGTACATACAGTAGACATAAACGAATTAGATTTTGAAACAATAAATGAAAATTCAATAATTGAAGAACAAAACCCTGTTATAATTGGGTATGACGGCGGAGTCCCAGACTCGCAGCTAAACATAATAAATAATGCAGTAACAATGGATGGTGGCACAATTGGCAACTAGTTTCCCAACAAGCTTAGACACTTTAACAAACCCGACAAGCACGAGCAGTTTAGCAAGTCCTTCACACGCAGATCAACACATAAATGCCAATGATGCTATTGAAGCAATTGAAGCAAAAATTGGTATAAATGGCTCAACAGACGTAAACTCAATTCAGTACAAAGTAGCAGCGGTACAGACAACGCTTTCAAGCTTGTCCAATACCACTAACGAAACAGTTACTCTTTTAGGCCTTGAAGGAAACAACGATTTAACTGTAAGTGATATAGAAAACAAAACAACATTAGATACATTTTCAAAAACAGCTTTCAGGACAGTAAACTATCAGTTACAGCTTTCCAGAGGAAGTCTTTATGAAACATCAGACATTGTAGTTCTTAATGATGGAACTGACATAAACATCTCGCAGTCAAACATTATTTCTAACACAAATATTTCTCTTGCAAATGTTACATTTGAAGAAAATTCAGGTATAATAGGGTTATGCGTAACTCCAACGAGTACAGCAGTTACTGCAAGATATATTAGAACAGCAATAAAAATATAAGCAGTAAAAGGGGATAAAAAATGGCAACAGTAGTAAAAAACTTTAGAATCAAATCAGGTCTTGTAGTTGAAGGCGCAACAGGTACAATCAATGGCCAAAATATACTTACAGAAACAGGCGGAGATGCCTATATCCTTAACCTTGTTGGAGGAGCCACTCTTGTAAAATCCGTAGACGCAGGAACATTTGCAGTAGATGGTGCAGGAAATCTTACAGTAAAGGCTAACGTATTTGATGCTTATGGATCAGCTTCATCTGCTCAATCAGCAGCAATTTCTGCAGCAGCAGCAGATGCAACTACAAAGGCTAACGCAGCACAATCTGCAGCAACTACAGCAGCAGCAACAGACGCAACTACTAAGGCTAACGCCGCTCAAGCAGCAGCAGAAGCAACAGCAGCAGCGGCTCTTTCATCTGCAATATCAACAGAGGTTTCAAATCGTAATACAGCAATTTCAGGAGCAGTAAGTACATTAGTAGACGGCGCACCAGACCTTCTTAATACATTAAATGAACTTGCAGCAGCAATTAATGATGACGCTAATTACACAACAACTATTACAACAGCTCTAGGAACAAAAGCTCCTCTAGCATCACCAGCGTTGACTGGAACACCTACTGCGCCAACCGCAGCAGCAGATACAAATACTACTCAAATAGCTACAACAGCTTTTGCTAAAGCAGAAGCAGATGCCGCTCAATCAGCAGCAGAATCAACTGCAGCATCAGACGCTACAACTAAAGCTAACGCAGCTCAAGCAGCAGCAGAAGCAACTGCAGCAGCAGACGCTACAACTAAAGCTAACGCAGCTCAATCAGCAGCAGAAGCAACCGCAGCAGCAGCTAATACAGCACAGCAAAACGGAACTACAGCATTTACATCAATTAATTACAACTCTGTTGCCAAGCAAGTTGCAGCAACAACTGGAAATATTGTAACCGCTGCAGCAACAACTGCTATCTCATGGGCAGCAGAAGATTACAGAAGCGCTAAGCTTGTAGTTAAAGCAAAAAATGGTAGCCACACTCAGGTATCAGACCTAGTAGTTACACTTGATACTTCTAACAACGTAGCAGTTTCTGAATATGGAATTACATACTCAAACGGAACAGAGTTAGCTGCAGTAACTGCAGATTATTCTGGCTCAGATGTAAGAATTCGTGTAACCCCAGCAAACAATAACACTGAAGTTGTTGTAGTTGGAACATTAATTAAATAATTAAATAAAGGGCCAGGGGAGAGCCTGAAATCTCCCCAAAAAACAATTAGGGGATATGTGAACTTAAATGGCAACAACAGATAAAAACTTTAGAATAAAGAACGGACTCAATGTCGCAGGATCTGCCACATTCCAGTCTTCAGTCATATTAGGAACAACCCCTTTAAGATTCGATACAGCATCAAATAAATTACAAATTCAATTAGATAATGCTTGGGTTAACGTTGCACTTGCAACAGATATCCCAAATCTATCTGAAGAAATTTCATTTATGGACCTTGGTCTGGCAATCGATTATAATGGAGAACCTATATACACAGTTCAGGCCAACGGAGTAGATAATTCAGGCACAACTGGTGTAGCTAGTGGTGGAGATCCCTCTACCTCTTCATTTCAACTTGTTTTTGATTCAGGTTCAATAGCATAACAAAAAAAAATGATATAATATATCATAACTAAAGCAGTAAAAGGGGAATAAAATGTCAACAGTAAGAATTCAAATTCGCAGAGGTACTGCAGCACAATGGACTGCAGCAAATCCAACTCTAGCCGCAGGAGAAATGGGCGTAGAGTCAGATACTAGAAAAACTAAAATTGGAACAGGTTCTACTGCTTGGACAGCCCTAGCTTATGCAAACGTTGTTCCTTCAGACTTATCAAATACACTTAGTGACTATCTTGAGGTAGCCGATAGAGGCGTTGCCAACGGAGTTGCATCACTAGATGCACAAGGACAGGTGCCAATTAATCAATTAGGAAATGTAATTGACGCAGCCCCTGGAGTACTAGATACTCTTAACGAGTTAGCAGCAGCCATCAATGATGACGCAAATTTTGTAACTACAATTAACAGTAGCATTGCAACTAAATTAGCACTTTCTGGCGGAACAATGACTGGCGCTATTGCAATGGGTAATAGCAAAATCACAGGTCTTGCAACACCAACAGCCGATTATGATGCATCAACTAAGAAATATGTAGACGATATTCAAACACAGACAGTCGCAGGAATTTCAACACACGGTCAGGTTAGCACAAACGTTCACGGAGTAGCAGACATGGCAGCATTGGCAACAATGACATTTGTCAGCACTGAAATAACTTCACATAACAATGACACTACGAACGTACACGGAATTGGAAACACAGCATTACTTGCAACTCAAGAATATGCTACTAACGCAGTTGCGGGAGAAGCAACTGCCAGAGGTGCAGCAATTGCATCAGAAGCATCTGCTAGAACAGCAGCAATTACAGCTGCCGCTACCACAGCAGCAACAAATTTAGATACCCACACCGCAGATACAACAAGCGTACACGGTATTTCAGACACTTCATTACTTGCACTTAAGTCAGAGGTTGCTGCAGTAACAGCCGCATCTCTTGGATTAGGAAATGTTGATAACACATCAGATGCCAATAAGCCAGTATCAACAGCACAGGCAACAGCAATAGCTGCAGCACAAGCAGCAGCAATTGCAGACGCAACATCACAGGTTAATGCAGTAATTGCATCAGCACCAGGAGCACTAAATACTCTTGACGAACTAGCAGCAGCACTTGGAGACGATGAAAACTACGCAACATCAATTACAACAGCATTAGCTGGTAAAGTAGATTCATACACACCAATTGTACAAAAAACAGGATCATACACACTGACATCTCTTACTGAAAGAGACGATTTAATTGAAGTAAACTCAGCATCAGCTGCCGTAATTTCAATTCCAGAGGATGCAACAGTAAATTATCCAATAGGAACTTCTTTAGATATTCTTCAGACAGGTTCTGGAGAAGTATCAATTGCAGGAGTTAGCGGAACTGTTACAGTTAACGCAACACCAGGATTAAAGTTACGTACCCAGTGGTCATCTGCTACTATCTTTAAGAGAGCAGCAAATACTTGGGTCGTTTATGGAGATCTTAAAGCTTAATTTAAAATAATTAGAATATAAAGGGGATAAAAAAATGGCAAGAGGTAAAAAAGCAGGTAAAATATCACAGTCAGCAAATGACTTTTTGGAGCCAAAGGCACCAACGTCAGTAAGCGCAACAAACGTAGGTTCAGGTCGTGCATTCAATAATGGACGTGCTGATGTAACATTTTCTTTACCAGCAGACTCACCTGCAGCCACATCCTACACAGTAACATCCTCTCCAGGATCATACACTGCGTCAGGAGCATCATCTCCCCTATCTGTAACTGGTCTACAATCAGGTACAGCATACACATTTACAGTTATAGCAACAAATGCAGTTGGAAACTCGCCAGCATCTGCTGCGTCTAATAGCATTACTGCAACAACAGTTCCTGCTACAATTGGAACACCATCAGCAGCAAACAACGGAGCACAAAACAATCGGGCTTCTTGGTCAACACCAGCAGACGGTGGATCAGGAATTATTGATTATTATGTAGAAGATAATGGTGGAGGCGGAGACGCAAATAAGACTGTATCAGTTGGAACAAATTACGCAGATTTTACAAGCCAAGACAATAACTTTGTTTGGAACTTTAGAGTACGAGCTAGAAATGAAAATGGAAGTGGAGAATTTTCTCCTTATTCAGGAAGCATTACAACAACACCATTTAGCTTTGCACCGTTCGGCTTCACCCCGTTCGGCTTCACCCCGTTCGGCTTCACCCCGTTCGGCTTTACACCTTTCGGCTTCACACCAGGAAAATCAATTGGAGCAGATACATTAATTCATTCAAAGGTTCCTGAAGGTCTTGTGTTAGCTCACAACGTTTCTGCAGGAGATATTTTGTACTCAGCAGCAATTGATGATTTGCCAATGGACGGCGTAGGACTAGAAGAAATTATTGAATCTTGGTCATCTGCTGCACCACAAATTAATACTGATATAGAAACAACAGTGGTATCTATTTCAGCAAATATTGCAATGACTACCTATGTAATTAATGGAAATAAATATACAAATACTCACTGGGTATTAGCTAAAAGAGACGGAGTAGCAAGATTTATTTCAGCAAATGAAATTGTAGAAACCGATTTAATCTACTCTCCAACATTTGCCGATTGGCAACCAATTATTGAGCTAAGAATTTCAGAAGGACCAGAGTTAGTTATTACTATTAACACAGAGCCTTATGACGTATTCTTCACAGACAATTCTTTGGTCCACGACTCAGTTAGACTAGATATAACATCTCCTAACGTAATTACCGAGCCAAATCAAAGCGTTTCTGAATCTCTAGAGGTGCTTTACCAGCAATGGAAAGACACTACAGCAGGAGATACCGACCCTACACCAGAGGCTTAGTAAATAAAAATGCTTAATTTAATTAAGCATATTTATAATATGGGATTTGTTGGCGCAAAATCAACAAAAGGTTTTATCTTTCCAATATTTAGAAAATATCCTAAATACATAAAAGGATCCTGGATTCAATGGACATTAATGCAAGACGTACATGGAAACAGAGGAATTGAATGCCTTTACCTTAATAATAAAAATCCATCTGGAACATTAATATTTTCTAATTTTATAAATAATGATTATCCTACTTCATGGATAGATATTTTAAACATACAAGACAATAAAGAAAAAAATTGTAAAGATGCTGTAGTAAACAGAGTTTATTGTCAGCCTTACTATAGAAGAAAAAAAATAAATATTTCATTAGCCATATTAGGATATACTGTTTGGTGGGCAAAATATAATGTTAGAGTTAGGCAAGGTCTTTCTGCAAGCAAAGCTGCTTCTAATATGCAAAAACAATCAGCTAAATTAATTTTGGCATTAAAATTTAAAAGATCTAAAAATAAAAAAAATGAAAATATAGTTTTGGGAGAATCGAAAGAAATTATTCTAGAGCAAGATCTAGAGCATTTTAAAGATCCTATTTTGCCAGCAACTTGGCATTCTCTTAGACCTTACGAAAAAACACCAAATGAAATTTTAGAGAAATAAAAATTATGATAACAAAATTAGAAAACATTAGAAACGAATTCTTATATAAACAATATA